GCGCCTTGATGGATATTTAGCGCAACGGTCATCTTATCGGTCGCCACTTGAGGGAATATCTGCGGGAACTGTGTTAGGTCAAAGTTCTTAGTGACTTGGATTTGAAAGGTTGCCATCTATGACCTGACCACCATCGTTGAACTAACGGGCTTGACCGACTTCGCCATGTGCTCGGCATACTCACGATCTAAGTCTCGCGCCGCTGTCCTGTACTTATCTTGTTGCTGCCCAAACTGCGCTATGTCAGCATTCAAAAACGTGTTCTCTGTATTGCCCGCCTTTGACCTTGAGATCATCTTCAAGACTTCCGCCGCGCCTTTCTTGCATAGCGCATAGAAATCCGTAGCGGGAACAGTCGAGCCGTTGTCGTCAACCACGTGCGGAATCGGATAGGTAAAACGTATCAACTCGCCAGCGGGCGGGCGAGAGAGCAAGCGCACAAGTAACCCACTCGGCTTGCGTAGAAACATCCACGCGGAGCGGTCGAGATACCGAGGCTCCCATACATCATTAATCGGATACTCAATATCAATCTGGTCAGAGAATTCATACGCATACCCGGTCAGGCTCGCCAGTGGCACATCCCCGCTCTCAGTCGCCGCCACCTCTACAACTTTAATGAGCGGCCTATCCTGGTTGTAGCATTCAAGAGCGCGCAGGAAAGCCCCTTTGACCTTATCGGGAAAGGACACATTCGGTGCTTTGTCCTGCGCGATGTCTTGAATTTCTGTCAGGTAGTCGTTAAGAACGGACATTACTCATCTTCTTCAGGCTTTGCTGCAAGTGCTTCCTTGATCTTCGCCGTAGTCGCATCGGCAATGCCGGGTATCTTCACTTCATCCTTAATCGCCTTGCGAACCTGCGCATAAGTATTTATCCCAGACTCGCCAAGCGCAACGAATCCAGGGAAGTCTTCCGGCAACTTACCGCGCAAATCAGGATTCGGTTGCGGCGCAGAGGTATCAGCATCCGACCCACCTGACACTTCCTTATGGATCGCCGGATCAAAGTCTTCCTCATTGATAGTGATCGGGTCAGGAAATCCCTTATGCTTTACTGTCTTAGTTGCCATTGTTCATTCTCCTTATTAACGGGCCTCGCCCATGCAAGCGTCTACACGGGCGAGGCGGTGTGTTGTGTGGGGTAAACAGAGGAAGGATCATTAGCCAGCCAATCTTGCGGCGAGTTCTCGTCTTATTGTTTTCACACCATACAAAAGCGAAAACTCCCACACTGTCTGATGGTACTGGCGCGACACTTCAACGGCCAGACTGATGCCGGTCACAGGGTCGGTCATCTGCATGAACTCATTGCCGCCTTTGAACAACATATCCGCGAGCGGACGAGTGGCGAAAGCAAACGCATCACGATGGAAGCCGAGATTGACAACGTGTGAAGCCTTCACCGTAATCGCCTCGGAACCTACAAGCGCAATTTGCAAACCCGGCTCAATCGCTATCGTGACATCGCTTGCTGCGGTAGGCTGTGTGGCCGCTGCGGTCAGCACGTAGGTCTGCGAATGACCGGCAATGTTAATAATGTCGCCAACGACAAGCGCAGCCGCGCCGGTTGATGCCGCCGTGGTCGCAAGAAAACTCTTCGCACCCGCCGCCACAGCAGTTGCCGCTTTCGCAATCAGCCCGGTCGTTATTGTTCCCGCCGTATGAGTCGGGATAGCCTGGTCATAATACCAGTCAAGGCCGAACTTTCTACCCATGCGCCCTTCAATCTTTACAGCCGGGTCGCCAGTCTGCTCAAAGTTCGAGAAGGCGGGCAGGGCCAGCGCATTCGCTTCCGCATCCAAACTCAGCACCGCACGGCGATTATCGGGTGGCGCAAGCTGTGCGTTCAGAACCTTACGCAAGTTGATAGCATCGGTCGGAGAGTTGGGGAAGTTACCGGAACCGATTGCAAACGGCGTTGTACCTGCTGTCCCTGTGTAGCCATAGATGTCTTTATACAGAGCGAACACCGCACTGTTGACATTGTTCGCCAATGCCCGCACGGCCTCACTGACCTGCATAGGATAGAATGATTGATTCTTATCAACCTCGCCCATCTCTTTATCGTTCAAGTGGAACTCAGTCTTGTACCACTGATCCAGAACGATCTGCACGGTTGTCGGAGCCTTGCTTGCGGGGGCGGGCGGAGTGTTAGACGGAGTGACAGCCGCCGCCGTTTGGGACACGGAAATCGGAACGTCAATGGTCGAGCCGAATTTTGCAGTTTCCGCTGCCCAATTGAAATTAACAAGCCTCGGCATCACAGCCGCTTCGCGCAATGCCATGAGGCCCATCGCTAGAATCTTCGGCATGATAGCCGTAAGCGTGTTAGCCATTTTCTTTTACCTCGATTGGGTTAGGAGTGAATAGTTATGCCCAACCGAACTAAGCGGGATTGACAACGACTTTTCCAGCCGCTATGTCTGCAATGTTCGAGTTGAGCGCGTCCTGGTCGCTTGCCTGGATGGTTCGCGCCCCGCGCGCTCCTCCGTTTTGACTAGCGGAAGCCCCGCTCCCGCCCGCACCCGTAGCCACGTAATAGTGCGGCTTCTTTTCCTTGTAGTAATCCGAAAAATACTTCGGCAGACTGACATCAAGAGGCTCGCCGCTGTCATCAAGAACAACCAGAGAACCTTTCTCCGTCTTACGAACACGGCTCCGATGCAGTTCTACTACATCGTCAATCAGCTCTTTAACGATGCCGCCTTCTGTCGCATATTTCCTAAGCTGGTCATCAACGAGAATCTTATTCAACTCGGCATCTTTCGCTTCAAGCTTTGCCTTCCACTGATTCTCACTGTCCTCTTTTTCCTTGCGCCACTTTTCCAACAATTCGTCAAACTTACCCTCTGATTTCAGTTGCTCGGTATCGCGCTGTGCAGCTTCGGCTTTGAGCCGCCGATACTCTTCAGGGTCAACATCTTTGAGCGCATCAAGCTGCTCCTGAAGTCTCTTTTTCTCGCCTAGCAGCTTGTCACTGTTCGCTTTCAGACCCGCCACATCGGGTACATCGGGAATCTCGATTTCTTGAAGGTGAAACTTCTTAGTCGTCTCATCTTCTTTGTACTTCGCTCGATATGCCTCCGGCACTGACTCAAGCGAATCAACAACTGATTTCAATACGATTGGCATGATGTCCTCTCTAAGCCCCGCTTAGGGTTGAATTGTTAGGGGGTTTGATTTCAGTTCTACTGAATCAGGGAATGAGGGATTGACTACTTCGGCTCTGCCTTCGTCGGCTCTGCCTTATTCTCGACGCTCTCACGGGGAATCCGCCCAAAACTCGGCACGTCCTGTTCCGGGGTATGGGTATCGCCTTCCCTCGCCTTTGAGTCGTCAATGGTAATATTGTGCTGCGTACCATCCGCGCAGGTTATTTGAAGGTATAGCCCCTTGATACGCCAGGAAACTATACGCTCACTATCAGTCTCAACAGCCGCCGCCTTAACAGGCGTGGTCGCTGGTGCTTTCTCTTCTTTCTCTTCTTTTGCCATCGGAATGTTCTCCTAAGAATGGATTAGCGTCCGGGGAATCGAATTATGAAATGATTAGAACGTTCTTGAATCCCTCATCTGAATACTTCTCGGATTCAATCGGCTTGTTCTTTCGCTTGCTTCGCGTGAGATTCACCTGCTTTGCTGGCCCCGTTGGCTTGATAGCCTGTTTCACATGCCTACGCCATGAGCGATTCGCTTTTTGTCGAGTAGATTTCTTTGATGAATAAACTTGATGCTTACCTGCCATCGGGGTTTAGTACGGCCTCGGCTTCGGTTTCCTTATCATCCTCATCAGCACTTTCAATCGGCAACACCGGCCCGCTGCCTATAACGATCAAATCACCGCCTTGATATTGCGGCTGCTCAGATGGTCGTATGATTTGCTTGGGCCAGGATGCAATGAAGCCAATGGGAGATTTAGACATTACAATCTAGTAACAACAGGTGAGCTTGTGCATCTACAGTTAATAGTATTGACTGCCGAGCCTGACGGATCACGCGGAAACATCAACTCTTCGCCGCCAACATTGAAAGGCTGATCCACATCCCGTACTTGTCCGAGGGCTAACAGATGAGCAAACCGCGTCCGTGTATCAATCGTGGATAGCCAGGACTTACGCAACATATACCCAACCCGCACCATACTCTTACGATTCTCAATCATCCGATCTTGCGTAGCCTCAGATTGAATTCTCAACACCTCGGTTCGCACTATGGCCTCAGAACGGGCGGAAACGGTTCTGAATGCACCAGGGGTAGTCAATGACCTTCCGACCTCGTTCATCGCTTCCTGGGGCGTCAGGACGCCGAGAACAGCCCTTCTAAGAATGGCGTTGATACGATTTCTAATATCAGAGCTAATGCCAGCGATAAGATCGGCAGAGAAGGCAACAGCACGGCGCAGGGTAGCACGGTCTATTTCAAGAGTGGATAGAGTCAGCGCAACCATCGGCACATCGGCCAGTTGAATGCCGAGATTGAAAGAAGTACGAAAACTTTGATTCAATGACCTAACCATCTCTTCTTGAAACTCTAATATCCTGCGTTCAATCGCACGTTGTAAGGCCCGCATTCTAGCGACTGTGAATTCAGATTCATTTGCGTCAATGCGAGCCGTCACCTCTTCCCGTAGCTCTTCTAGCAGCCGTAACGTCTGCCGAATCGCCTCATCTTCATGCCGACGAATGAGAAGGATGACAGCATTCGTGCGCTGTTCAATGCCTTGTTTAATCTGCTCATCTGTGGGCATTCCATGTTAGGACACAAGGTCGCTTTGATTGTCTATACGCTCTGCGATGCGTTTGCGGGCCGCATCTATGAAGGCAAGGTTATCAGCGGTCTTTTCTTTCTTGAGTCTCTCAACCGCTGCTTTCCAGTCATAGCCATCGGGTATTTCTTCCGCCTGTTCAAGCTTCATATACATCAAGTCAAGCTCCATATCACCTGCGGCTACCATAGCCGCGTATGCAAGGATTTCTTGAGTATCAAGCTTGCGCTTCGTGAAGTTCTTATTCAGCGCGATTGAACCACCCTCTGATTGGTTAGCGAACTGAGCAGAGAAGGCAAGCGCGGCTTCTAACCCGTCCTGCTCCGACCGTACCATCCCGGCAAGCTCGCTTGATTCCGCCTCATAATCAATAACCGTTTCCGTGGCTGTCTTCTGTGCCTGTGGCTGCTTTGCGAGGAGTAGTAATCCAAGCGTTGCCATGTTCGCTTTCGTCTTATCTATTTCCTCTTGAGCCTTGCCAATGGCCGAGCCTTGATGCTCCGCGTATCCGATCTTTCCATCTTTCTCAAGGTCAACAAAACTATTCGGGCCAATCTCTAAAGGCACGGGATTACCCTGCGCATCTTTCTTGACCGTGCGCCCGGCAGCATAGCCTATAGGCACATTCGCAACGTGCAGGATGTGGTCAAGGTCAGATTGTAGCCGGTAATGACGTAGGTTTTCATAAGCAAGATCAAGCAATGGGGGCGCGGAGCAAAAGAAGCCGGTGCGGTTCGTGTAGATTGGAACAAGCGGGATTTCGGTCAAGGGACTTGTTGACCCGCTATCCCACAATACAATCTCATCTTTATCTTGCGCCTTGCGATATATCTCCCATGAGCCAGGACGCAACACGCGATATTGCTTTACTTCCTTCTCGGTATAAATACCATCCGGCTCATACACGCACTCCTCAATCGTCGCTTGTATTAACCTATCGCGCCCCTCTGTAGTTCTCTGAGTTCGCCAGTTGATAACCTGATTCTTCCTGACCATCAACCAATAGGGACGCCGCCCCGCTTCGTCCACTAAGGTGGCGTTAGGTTTCCGCGTCGTCACGGCAGGTGGCATATCAATCAGGATGAATGCATGACCATCAATTAATGCGGCCTTAAATAGCTCTTTAGCGAATACATCTAAATGCGACCCGGCCAAATCAATATTCTCAGCATGAGTTTTGATTATCGCAGGAACGTCGTCACCTAAGACCGGATTCTTTCTAAACACCATGCCGGTCAAGCCCTGGATAGATCGCTTGTAAGCGTTCCAGAAGTTCGATTGATTTAGGCGGACGCTATACGCCTTATCCTTCTCTGCCGGGTGTTGCGGCAGATACCTTGTACCTTTAGCCTTGAGCTGCCTTGTGCCTGCAAACACGTCATTGACCAGTTCACAGTCCGCAACTTGCTCGTTATAGGCACGGCATTTGTAGGAAGGATTATCAGGCTGCATTAGATATTGAATTCAGAGACGACCCATTCATGCTGGCTAAACAACCACGCCCCGGCGACCGCATCATATACCGACGCATGAAACAAGTGGTCAGGACTCGTATGCTCCCACGTTGCGCGCTCCTGTCCGTGTGCGTCAATCGTCACCACTCGCACCGGCGCTTTCATGTGAGCGATAACTTCGGGGTCGTTATGAATTGACGCGGGCCAGATTTCTTTCGCCCCCGCAACATTGGCATAGACTAAATCCATCGCCATCGTGCGGTTGATATTGATAACGCCTTCAATCTTATCGGCATCAGGCTGTGCAAGTTGACCTTTCAAATTGGCTGCGTTCGGGTAGAAGGCACGGATAACGCGGCCTTTGTGTTTAGCAGCCCAACTCTCGCAAGCGTGAAGCTCCGGCAGCGCATCTATGATGCACTTGCGAACATGGTACTGGTCTAACAGGGTATCAAGTTCCTGCCAGGTTCGGACGCTGCCCATGCGCCGGATATATCGCTTACCATCCGGCCCTTTTGAAGAGATGCGATAGTGATGACGCGAGCCAACGTCAACCCCCATGCTGGTATCGCTCCATACAAGCTCTGCTAATTTGCCGCCGTCTAAATCCGCGCTCAACTGCCCTAGCATCTCTTCTGTTATCCGACTGCCCGCCGCTTCATAGGGCAAGCCCAAATCAGAGCGAAAGAACTCTGTCAGTTGCGAGGGGTCGTTACTGGTCGCATTTACCGCCAGTTCATTCAAATCAACCACAGGGAAGGCGAGGGCCGGGACGTGATAACCCCTTATTCCCTCTATATCGGGTCGCTTTGGTGTCCAGCGGCCCATAGCGCAACGATCAAGCGGGGCTTGACAGTTTGGACAGGCCACGGACATTGAAGCGCGTCTCAGCCGTTCCGGTTCGTAGTATTGCCACGTATCGTAAGCTTCCCCATCCGCCTTCACATCACGGAAGAAATCTAATTCAATCCACTGATTGCATTCCTGGCATGGCACTTCCCATACGCGCTGATCTGATTGCATATACAACGCGTG